GGAATTTACAGAAGGTAATTTTGTTGAAATTGGAAGCTGGAAAGGTAGAAGCGCAGCTTATATGGCTGTAGAAATTTTTAACTCTAAAAAAAATATTAATTTCTATTGCGTGGATACTTGGAAAGGAAGCGTTGAACATGAAGAAATGGATTGTATTAAAAGCGATTCTCTTTATGAGGAATTTTTAAATAATATTCAGCCAGTTTCCGATATTATCAAACCAATCAGAAAATCTTCCATAGAAGCTGCAAAAGATTTTGAAGATAATTTCTTTGATTTTATTTTTATTGATGCTGCGCACGATTATGAATCTGTTAAACAAGATTTACTAGCTTGGTATCCAAAATTAAAAAAGGGAGGTGTTTTTGCTGGCCATGATTACGATCCTGTTTGGGGCGTTTACAACGCAGTGAATGAATGGTCTTCTCAATTTAATAAACCAATTTTACAGCAGGGAGCTTGCTGGGTTCATTATAATTGATTTTTGTGAAACAAAAAAATAAAAAACAAATTGTAGAAAAATTCGTTGAAATTCCCCTTAAATCAAAGAGGGAATTTTGGCAACGCGAATATGTATTACTCAATCGTTTAGTTGAGAGATACGGTCTAGAATTTTTAAGAGATACAAGTTTCTCCTTAAAAGGAGACAGCTTAGCCATTTTATTTGCGCCAAAAATCCTTCAAGATTTAGATAAAAGATTCAAAATTTATAGCAGCGAATCTCGTATAAATAGGGAGCCTCAAATCATTTTGCAAGACGACCCGTTGAATCAGCCAATTTTAATTGAGCATAAACCTAAAACCATTAGAGATTTTTTAAATGAAAAAGACTAAAGAAACAGAAGACAAAAAAATCACTTCAAGCGAAATCCTTGACTCTTTCCTAAAGCAAAATTCGGAAGATCACTATAATTTTGAAGATACAGTTGACTATAAGGTTTCAAGCGGATCATTGCAGCTTGATCTTCAATTGGGCGGAGGTTTTGGTCCTGGCCTGCACAGATTTGTAGGAATAAATGAGGGCGGAAAAACTAGCGAAGCTCTAGAAGTAATGAAGAACTTCTTGATTGAAATTCCAAACTCTAAAGGTTTTTACATCAAGGCTGAAGGTCGCCTTTCTCCAGAAATGCAAAAGCGTTCTGGAATCAAGTTTGTTTTCAGTGCCGAAGAATGGGTCGTTGGAACTTGCTTTGTTTTTGAAAGCAATATTTATGAAACTGTTGTGGGAGCAATGAGACAACTGGTTTCGAAGAATGAAGAAACGATTAAGTTCTGCTTTCTATTAGATGCGGTTGATGGTCTTATCGCCAAGAACGATATGGACAAGTCCTTTGAGGAAAGCTCAAAGGTGGCTGGTGGCGCAGTGATTGCGGCCACATTCATGAAGAAGCTTTCGATTGCACTTGCAAAGCGAGGTCACATGGCCATCTTCATTTCACAAGTCAGGGCAGACATCAAGCTTGACCCGTATTCTAAAGCTCCTATTCGCCAGACATCTGCCACAGGAGGCAATGCATTGCTACACTTTGCAAACTGGATTCTTGAGTTTGAACCTCGCTTTAAAGGAGATTTGATTCTTAAAAATGCTAGTGATAAGAGCATTGACTTGGAAAAAAATCCTCCAATTGGACACTGGGCAAAAGTCACAGTCAAGAAATCTCCAAACGAGAAAACTAATCTAACCATCCCATATCCTATTCGGTATGGCCGAACAGGCGGCAAGTCTATCTGGATTGAGAAGGAAATTGTCGATCTCCTCTTGGCTTGGGAACTTGTCAATAAGAGCGGTGCTTGGTTCTCTCCAAGCGAAGATTTCTTGCAGCTACTATCTGAAAACTCTCTGACATTCCCACCTAAAATTCAAGGCGAAGCATCTCTTTTTAAGGTTGTTGAAGAGGACGCAGCGCTTCTTAGCTTTTTGATTGAATATTTTCGTAAAATGATTGCCAATGAAGTTTAAAACTTTAAATGGGAAAGAGAAGCTGCTGAAAAATGCGTCAAAATATCTAATTAATTGGCGAACGAAAACTCGCAGCAAATTCCAAGACGAAGTTAAAAAGTTTTTAAAAGCATATTGGAATGACGATTTTGTGTTTGAGGAGCTAAGGCTCGTTGACACAAGAATGACTTTTGACTTTTATAATGCAAACAAAAAAATTGCAATTGAGGTCCAAGGTCAGCAGCATACAAAATTTGTTCCTTTCTTCCACGGCAATAGAAATAAATTTTTACAGCAATTAAAAAGAGACAATAAAAAGCTAGAATTTTGCGAGATGAACGGCATCAAACTTGTTGAAATTTATTCTGTTTCAGAATTGAATAAAGATTTTTTTGAATCGTATGAAATTTATCTGTAATATAAAACATGCTGAATAATAAAATCAAAGAAATTCCTCAGTTCGAAATGCCTTCAAACTTTATCGAACAAATCTATGAACTCAGCGGCAACGCAGACAAGTATAAAGGCGTTCTGCTAGCTTATGTTTCAGAAGACGGCACACCAGTCATCTACTGCAAATATGATTCTCAAGTTGTAGAATTTGGCATGAGAAAAGCTTTGGAAAAATATCTTCAAAATTCAGACGAAGCTGAAACCGCATATAGTCTTGGAGAAGAAGAAAATGATGAAGATGATGTTGACGAAGATTGATTCCTGAGTATCGTAATAGTAGCATGATCTACTCTTATGAACTTGAAAAGCAATTGCTGGCAGCACTCATTAAAAAGCCAGAGAACTATTTTGAAATCTCTGCATTCATTAATGAAAAAGACTTTTATAGTGAAGACAACAGTTTAAATAAAACAATCTTCACAATCGTTCGCCAAGCTTTAGAGGCGCACGAAGAAATTGATGACGTAATCATCGCGCAACGAGTCCAAAATCTTGGAATCTCGTTTGATGATGTGGTAAACGTGGCAGAATACGTCAAGAGTCTTGGCATGAGAAAGGTAGCCGATGGCAGTCTCATTAAAACAGCCAAAGAACTTAAAAAGTACACTATTCGCAGAGAGATTTTTGAATCCTCTCAAAATATTGCGAAAAAGATGAAAACTTTGCCAGCAGAAAGCTCCTATTCGGAAATTATTTCTGTAGCTGATAAAGAATACAACAGCCGCATCAATCAGTACGAGGTTGGCAATGATTCTCCAGAAAACATCTATGATGAGATGGAATCAATGATCGAAGACAGGGGCGCAAATCCTGTTACCGAATTTGGGATGATGGGACCGCACGAAAGAATCAATAGTATTTATGGTTCTCTTTTGCGGCCAGGAAATATTACTGTTATTGTTGCTCGATCTGGCGTTGGTAAGACTCAGTTCTGCATGGACTATTCAACCAAAGTCAGTTTAGCATATAATGTTCCAGTATTGCATTTTGATAATGGCGAAATGAGCAAGGAAGAACTGATTATGCGCCAATGCTCTGCGCTTAGTGGAGTTCCTATGCACTTGATTGAAAGCGGCCAGTGGTTGCGTGCGGGAAAAGAAACAGTCGATAAGGTTCGCAATATTTGGGTCAGAGTTAAGAAGCTGCAATTTTATTACTATAATGTTGGCGGCTTGGATGTTGATTCGATGATCAATACATTGAAGAGATTTTACTATTCAAAAGTTGGTCGTGGCAACAAGATGATTTTTAGCTTTGACTACATCAAAACAACATCTGATAGCACAGGCTCCAATAAAACAGAATGGCAAATGGTTGGAGAAATGGTTGATAAATTTAAACGATGCGTTCAGAAAGATATTCTATATGATGGGTTGCCAATCATTTCGATGATCACTTCTGTTCAGTCAAACCGTTCTGGCATCACCAATAATCGCAACTCTCAAAATGTTGTTGACGATGAGAGCATCGTGTCTCTATCTGATCGAATTACTCAATTCTGTTCTCACATGTTTATTCTAAGAAATAAAACAACAGATGAAGTCTTGAATGAAGGAGTTAGATTTGGAACACACAAGCTCATCAATGTAAAAGCTCGACATTTGGGTAAAGATATTGCTGGCGCAGTAGAAGCCGTGCGCGTAGGCGATACTCTTCGCAAGAATTTCATTAATTTGGAATTTAAGAATTTTAATATCACAGAAAGAGGCGATCTCCGAGACATTGTTGAATTCAATGATATTGGCGAAGGTGCCGAAGAAAATGGAAGAAATACTGCTCCCGATTTTGATGAACTCTGATCAAATAAAAGGCTCTCTTGAAAAGCTAGGTTACACTCTAAAAGATTTTGGAAATCATTGGAGAACAAAAGCTCTGTATCGCGGCGGCGATAATCCAACAGCGATTAAAGTGTATAAGAATAGCGGAGTATGGCAAGATTATGTTCAAGGCAACGCTTCTATGCCTCTTGCTAAACTGGTTGAATTGACGCTGCAAACTAAAGACCCAAAAATCATCAAGCAGTATGTTAGTTATAGCCAAGAAGTTCAAACGCATTATATCGCAAAAGAAAAAATAGAGATGGATAAAATTTACCCCAAAGAATGCTTAAATAGACTTTTTCCAAACTTCTCTTTTTATAAGAAGCGCGGAATCAGTGAAGAAACACAGAAGCTTTATCAGTGTGGTTTGGCTGGGAATGGCCAAATGTATCAGAGAATAGTGTTTCCGATTTATGAATCTAACGCAGAAATCTTTGGATTCAGCGGTAGAAAAATTAACGACAACAATGAATCTCCCAAGTGGAAGCATGTTGGCACAAAAACAAAATGGGTTTACCCAGCATTTGTTCCAAGAGAGCAAACAGTTGATTCTATTATTGACGAAAAGAAAGAAGTGATTTTGGTAGAAAGTATTGGAGACAGTTTGGCTTTGACAGAAGAAGGTTATCTAAATAACCTCGTTACTTTTGGATTAGACTGCTCTCCAGCGCTCTTGAACTATCTCTGCTCCAAAGACCTGCGTAAGATCATTATCGCCACAAATAACGATAATGAGAAGCAAAAGAATCATGGTAAAATCTCTGCCATGAAAAACTATATGAAACTCAGTCAGTTTTTTGACTTTGAGCAATTATCAGTTCAATTACCTTTGGCTAATGATTTTGGAGAAATGAGGCAAAAAGAAATGTCATTCAAGGACTGGTATCAAGAGTCAAATGTTTCTCAAGAAGCTAAATTAACTGATTATAAAGATTTCTGCTCTGCCAATCGTACTTCTTTTCAAGAAAAGAAATTGGAGAAATTTTTTAAAAAACTACAAAACTTTGGAATCTAAAAAAATGAGCGAACCTAAAAATAGAACTTTATTTGGACAACCAATTAGAGAAGATACGACTGCTGAATGCTATCCAACAAAAATGTCTGTAGATGAATTTTGTGAAGCAATTCTTAATAATAAAGAAGCGTTTGCAGAAAACATGAAAGAGCTTTGTCCTAATGATGAAAGATTCGCAGAAGATTGGTTTGAAACTTTTGCTGCATGGTCTGAAATCGAATAAATTTTACCATAAATTAGACTTTGGAATCTAAAAACCGAACATCGCTATCAGCAAGTCGCATCAAAACCGCTCAATCATGCAGTTGGAAATATTGGTGTTCTTATCGTTTAAAATTGCCTGATAAAAGCAATGACGGCGCTCGAAGAGGATCAATATGTCACTTAGTTTTTGAATGCTTGGGCGAAAACCGCCACAAAAAACACTTTTCTCTCATCATCAAGAAAAGAGATGTCTTTTCTAGCAAAGCTATCGAAAGACTAATTCGCAAACATGCGAAAAAAGAAGGAGTCAATGACGAAGATAATATCAAGCAAATTTGTGATATGACGCTTGCTGGTCTTCAATATGACTTCTTTGGAACAGAAAATGGCAAACCTTCAGAAGCTTTGAGCGAGCAAGATTTTGAAATTGATGTTAAAGAAGGCAAATTTGACTACAGAATCAAAGGCTTTATTGACAAACTCTTTCTTTACAAGAAGCAGGGGTTAGCTATCATCCGCGACTTTAAAAGCAGCAAAGAAGTGTTCAAGGGAAAAGACCTTGAGAATAACTTGCAAGATTTGATGTATTCTCTTGCTGTTAAAAAGCAATTTCCAGAGTATAACAATCGCTGTTCTGAATTCCTATTTTTAAAATTCTTGCCAAATGAAAAAGGCGTTGTTAGGATGCCAGCGCTAACAGAAGAAGAGTTAGACGGTTTTCAATCTGAGCTAACTGAAATCCAAAAATACTTGGATAATTTTGATATTCAAACGGCATTTTCTAATTTAGCAGCTAAACAAGACTACCCAAAAGACAATTCTTTTAGTGGTCCTTTGCAATGCGGAAGAGCCGTTCATAAAGGTCAACTCAAAAAAGATGGCAGTTTAATGTATCATTGCCCATATAAATTTGATTTTTACTATTATAAAATTTGCGACATGAAAGGCGTAATGGTTTCCTCATGTTTCTTGGATGACTTTGACGAATACATTAAAAAATATCCCGAAGATAAATACCTTTATCAGACAATGCATTATGGCGGCTGTCCAGCGTTCAATAAAGGAATTGACAGATAGAACGTATCATGCTAGATTAAAGCATGATTCCACTCTTCAAGAGCACATACAGTATAGGAAAGTCGATACTAACACTAGACGATCCAAAAGAAACCAAAGAAGGCGGTTCTGATAGCATCATCTCGATTGCGAAAGAAAACAAATTGTCCGAAATCTTCTTGGTGGAAGATTCAATGATCGGCTTTTTGGACGCTCATCAGAAATGCAAAGAGCATGATATTCAATTAATTTTTGGCTCTAGAATATCTTGCTGTAACTCTGTATCAGAAGAAGATAAGAAATCTTCCGAACATAAGATTGTCGTCTTTGCCAAAAACGATAACGGTGTTAAAAATTTAACTCGCATCTTTTCTTTGGCGAATCAAAAGAATGGTGGCTTTGTTGACTCTGTATCTCTACAGAGTAACTGGTCAGATGATTTGATGCTGTGCATTCCATTTTACGATTCTTTTATTTATAATAATAACTTTAGAGGCAAACAATGCTTGCCAAACTTTAAGTTTACAAAGACGACTTATTTTATCGAGAGTAATGATTTACCATTTGATCATATTCTAAAAGCCAAGGTCGAAAAATGGGCATCTGCATTTGGCGATAGCATTCAGAAAACAAAGTCTATTTACTACAAAAATCGCAAAGACTTTGAAGCTTGGCAGACATATAAATGTTTGTGCAAACGCGCCTTTGGTAAAGAGCAGTCGCTCTCCAGCCCAAACTTGGAACATTGTGGCAGCGATTCATTCTCTTGGGAGGCATTTAAAAATGAAAGATAATTTACTAAGATTCGATTTCAATCAAAAATATATCATTCTGGATACAGAAACAGAAGGGCTTAATCTACTTCATTCAAGACCTTGGCAAATCGCATGGATTGAAGCTGTTGGCAAGAAGATCATTTCGCGCCAAGAGAGATACATCTATTGGCCAGACTTTAAAATCAGTGATGGTGCAGCGAAAATTACTGGTTTTAATTATGATAAATATCGTGATCTCGCTCGCGATCCAAAAGAAGTTTGGGACGAATTCGCTCCTTTTTTAGAAAAGGACAGCAATAAAATCATTGGCCAAAATATTCTTGGGTTTGATGTTTACATGCTGAATTCTTGGAGAAGAGCGATGGGTTTAGATTCAAGCTTTGACTATGTTGACCGTGTGCTTGATACAAAAGCTTTGGCAATGGCTATCGCCAAGGAATGCAGGTCTGTTGACTGCGATGACCTTATCTGCTGGCAATATCGCTGGTTAA